AGTAACTATCTACTCTTTTTTAAGGTTGGAACAGTTGGAACAGTAGGAACAACAGGGAAGAACACCTGTGTTCCTACCCTGTTCCAACCTCTCACCGGGAAGCCGGTGGTTGGAACGCCCTGCCCCCGGCGCCAACGCTGGGCCCAGGTCACCTGCCCCCTCGACCGGAGCCCCCGCAGCCTGGGCGGCATGTGGTTGGCCTACTACCTCGACCAGGGCGCCACCCTGGACGCCGCCAGGGACCTCGCCCGGAGCACCTGCCGCGCCCTGTACCCGGAGACGTTCCCGTCATGACCCTGCGCCTCTCCGAGCTCGCCCAGGACGAAGCCCTTGCCACCGGCGCCGTCCTCGCCAGCCCCCACCACAGCGCCGCGGCGCTCACCAAGGCCCAGGCCCGGGTCCGCACCCTCCAGGGCCAGCTCGACGCCACCCGGCACCAGCTCACCGAAGCCCTGCGCGAGCTCGACGAGCAGGCCCCGCGGTGGCGCACCCTGTTCATCGTGACCGCGCCCATCACCACCGTGAGCGAGGCGAACCAAAGGGACCACCATCAGGTCAAGGGGAAGCGGGCCGCTCGCCAGAGGGACGCCCTGACGGCTGCCCTCCGGTGCCTGTCGGTCAACCCCGAGGAGATGCCCCGGCGCCTCCGCGTCACGTTCACCCGGCTCGCCTCGGGGACGCTGGATGACGACAACCTGGCCGGCGCCTTCAAAGCGTGCCGCGACGCCGTGGCCGCCTGGCTGGGCGTCGACGACGGACCCCGAGGCCCCATCACCTGGAGCTACGCCCAGGAACCCCACAAACGCCACCGCAACGCCCCCGGGATCCTCGTGACCTTCGAGGAGCCGGCACCAAGGAGGACACCATGACCTGCCAGACCACGCTGCCCTGGTGCAAGGGCGAATCCCTCACCGTCGCCATAATGCTGCGTCGCGCCCTCGCGGACTGGTGCCAGAACCGCCCCGAGGGCCCAACGTGGTGCCAGGGTGGCGAGCCCTGGGCCCCCGCCCGCGTCGCGGACCTGACGTGGGGGAGGATGCACCTGTGACCGTGACCATCGCTGAGGTGCTCGACACCGACGGGGCGATCTGGACGAAAAGCGATCCTTTCGACCCCGCCCCCTTCCACTGGAACGTTTGCGTTCGGCTGGTCGGCGGCGAGGGCCTCGCCCGTGGCGACCGGCTGCGGCTGCCCTGCGGGACGGCGCTCCAGTTCGCCAGCCGCCATCCGCGCCACAGCCAGATCACCTGGCTCTACTTCGAGAGCGAGAGCCGCCCTCCTCACCTGGAGGACGGGATGGTCCTGGAGGTGGACACGGGCGGGGCCTGCGCGGGCTCCGTGGCCTCGTGCGAGGGGGAGCCGTGTACCCCCGAGGCAAGGCTGTTCCAGGACTGGCTAGACCAGCAACGGGCCTGGCTGTGGCGCATGGATCCGCGCCTCTCCTGGTGCAACCCCGGAAGGCCCTGGTCATGACCTCTCCCGCCCCGTCCCTGACCTGCATGGGTCTCCCCGCTCGCATCGTCTCCGACCATCCTCGCGACGTCGCCCTCTTCTTCCCCGACGAGCCGCCGCCCCTGCACTACCGCGCCTGTGTCCTGGAGGATGGCCGGTGCGTCGCCGTGCCGGCCTCGTGGGTCCAGCGCGCAGAGGAGACGCCATGAGCTGCCCCGTCACCACCATCGACTTCGGCGAACTGGTCCGCTGCACCCTCCCCGAGGGGCACACGGGCCCCCACGAGGACGGCTGTATCGGCTGGTACGCCCCAGCTCCTCCGGGGCCCTACAGCGAGAGCACGCCCCCCGACGACCTCGCCGCCTGGCGTGGCCTTGCCATCGCCCTGCGAGGGCGCCTCACCGCGACCCAGGAGGCAGCGCGGGCGTATGTCGAGGCGAGGGAGCGGGTCGACCCTGACGGAGAGCGCAAGGCGAAGGCGCGGCTGGAGGAGGTGCTCGATGAGCGGTAAAAAGGCTGCCCCCACCTCGCCCCCGTCCGACCCAGCGCGCGCGCCCGACCCCCCTCCCGTCGTGCTGCGGGTCCGTGCCATCAGGCTCCGCATGGAGGCCGGCACCTGGGGGCCCGGGTGCGCCGCCGAGCTCGCCGCAGCGTGGGGCGTGACGGAGGCCATGGTGCGGGGCCATGCCTCCGAGGCTTCGAGGCAGCTCGAAGCTGTGCTCGACGCGGGCGCCGCCGCTCGCCAGATCGAGGCGGATATCGACGCGGCGCTCCAGGTCGCGTTCCAGGCTGGCGACATGGGGGCGGTGCAACGGCTCCTGGAGACCCGGCTGAAACTCCACGGCATCGGCGCCCACAAGCGCCCCGAGGCTGGGCCCAGCATCCACCAGCAGCCCACGACACAGGCCCCCGCCGAGGTGCCCTTCTGGCTCAAGCCCAAGGCGAAGGCCTCGAAGGAGGGCGACCCCTCGTGAGCGACGGCGCCGCCTTCACCGACTTCCTCGACGCCCTCGACGTGCGCCTCGAAGCAGGCCAACGGGCTTTCTGCCTCGTGGCCTTCGATGGGCTCCAGGTCGCTGACCTCCAGGGCGAGGACCGGACGTGGGCGGTGAAGATCTTCGGCGACCTGCCCCGGATGCCCGAGGAGGAGTGGGCGTTCATCCGCATGGTGCTGTGCATCGTGGCCGGGGGGCGCAGCGGCAAGACCTACCTGGCCTCGCTGCGCCTCTTGCACCTTGCCCTGACGGTCGACCTCAGCGGGCTGGCGCCGGGCGAGGAGGCCTTCGCCGTCATCATCGCCCCGCGCCTGGAGGAGGCAGAGCAGGCGCTGCGCTACATCGCCGGGGCCGCCCGGAAGCACACCGACATCAAGCGATGCCTCACCACCGACACCTCGGAGCAGCTCACCATCAAGCGCCCCCAGGACGGGCAGAAGGTGACCATCAAGCCGATGGCAGCCGGGGCCGGTGGCATCAGCGGGCGAGGCAAGACGCTGATCGGCGTGCTGATGGACGAGACCTGCTTCTTCCGCGATCGGCAGAGCGGGGTGGTGAACGATGACGTAATCTTCGACGCGGCCGAGCCCCGCGTCGTCGAGGGCGGCCAGACCATCGTGTCGAGCACGCCTTGGGTGGCTCGTGGCCTTCTGCACCGGAAGTACAAGGAGAACTTCGAGCACCCGCGCAACGCCCTCGTGGCCCATGCCTCGACGCGGAACATGCGCACGAACCCCTTGCAGCTCCGCAAGGTGGACAACGCCTATCGCAAGGACGCGAGCAATGCCGCCATCGAGTTCGGCGCCGAGTGGGGCAGCACCACCACCGAGTTGTTTTTCTCCGACGCTGAGCTGGACAGCATCTTCGATGGCACCGCGCCGCCCCTGGGCACCCGCCCGACGCCCGGTGACCTCGTGGGCGCCGGCGGGGACCTGGGCTTCAAGCGCAACAGCAGTTCGCTCGCCATCGTGCGCCAGCGTCCCTCGCGTCAGGTCTGGCTCGCTGACCTCCTGGAGCACAAGCCGACGGGGGGCGTGCGCCTCAAGCCGAGCGTGGTCTGCGGGGACTTCGCCCAGCGCCTGGCGACCTTCGGGGCCTCGGGCCTGGTGGCCGACCAGCACGAGCGGGCGTCGCTCGAAGAGCACATGGGCGACGCCGGGTTGAGCGTCCACGATGCCCCGGCGGCGACGGATGCGCTGGTGTCGCTCCGGGCGCAGGTGCGCGAGGGCCTCGTCAAGGCGCCGACCCCCGCGGACGACGACGACAGCCCCGAGGCCGCGCTGCTGCGGCGCCTGCGCGAGCAGCTCACCGGGATCAAGCAGCGCCGCACAGTGGGCAACCAGATCTCCGTGGTCATCCCCGAGGCCATCGACGGGAGCCACGGTGACCTGGCGCAAGGGCTGGCCAACGCCGTGTGGGGCCTGGCCGCGGTGGGGGCCCGAGAGGTCGAGGAGCCCAGGACCCGGGCCCACCTGGACCCCGATGAGCGCGAGATGATCGAGGCCGAGGAGCGCCAGGCAAGCAAGCGCCTGGCCTGGCTCTAGCCCCGCAGCCTGGACCAGAAGGGGACCGCCACGCGCCGCACGATGGCCTTGCTCTCTGGCCGGTCTGAAGCGGGCAAGACCTCCTGCTCGAGGATGACGCTCCCGCTCTCCAGGTCGGTGACCTTGACGGGCTGGCGGGCGTCGAGCCCGAGGGCGTCGAGGTGCGGGAGCAGGCGGGGAGGGCAGGTCATGCCGCCAGGGTACGCTGAAGCTCCTCGACGCGGCGCTTCAGGTCGGGCCGCTGGTCCAGCAGGGCCGCCAGCGCCATGTCAGCGACGCGGCTGAAGGTCTCTCCGGTCAGGAGATGGACGGCGCGGGCCTTCTCGTACACCTCGTGCTCCAGGCTCACCTGTTTACGTAGTGACATGCCCCCAAGATACCACGATACCTTGATTGAGCGGTCAACCTGTATGCACGTTGACAACACGATTCTAGCAACCGTCGACCGGTGCCAGCAGACTCCCTCCCGTGAGCATCGAGGCGGCGCTGGCAGCACTGAGGGACGCGGGGGCGACGCAGGTCGTTGTCACCTTCGCCCTCGTGCCTGCGGCCCCGTCCGCCCCTGCCCCGCTGCCGGCGCCCCCTGAGCCCGAGCCCACCCTCACCGAGGAGCCCGACGATGAAACGCTAGCCGAGGACCCGCTCTTCCGTTCCACGTCCGTCCGTCCTCGGCGCCCTCGCCATGCGGAGGAGCCCGATGGCTAACCTCCGCTGGTGGCACGAGGACAAGCCCCACGCCTCGCTGATGCGGGTCGTGCGAAAGATCCAGGACGACCAGAGCGACCTGAACGAGCGTACGTTCACCTCGCTCTGCCTCTACGACGACTGGCAAGCCCTGCCCTTCGCCTTTGGTGGCTACGAGCTGCAGCGCACCGAGGTTGAGGGCCACTTCGCCGTCAACGCGGTGCGCTCGTGCGTCGACACGGTGAGGGTGGAGACCATCCAGGCCCGCCCTCGCCCGCTGTTCCTCACCTCCGGCGGCGACTGGACCCTGCGGCGCAAGGGCCAGAAGATGGGGAAGTTTGTCGAGGGCGTCTTCAACGAGTGCGCCTTCGACCGCCTCGCCTCGTCCGTCGTGCTCGACGCCCTCACCTCCCCCTGGGGCTGCGTCCAGATCGTGCAGGACGAGTTCACGGGCCGTGCGGCGCTCCGGCGCATCCTTCCCGGTGAGCTGTGGGTGGACCGTCGCGACGGGCACTACGGCGCCCCCCGGTCGGTCTACCTCACCCGGTGGGTCGACCGCACCGTGCTCCAGGAGCTCTACCCCAAGCACGCCAACGAGATCGAGACGGCTCGCGACGAGCTGAACCTGCAGTGGCAGTGGTCTGACAGTGAGAGCGATCTGGTCTGCGTGGTCGAGGCCTGGCACCTCCCCAGCGGCCCCAACGCCAAGGACGGGCGCCACGTCGTGGTCTGCTCCGCCTGCACCCTGGACGAGGAGGCCTGGACGGCGCAGTCGTTCCCCTTCGCTTTCCTCCGGTGGAAGACCCCGACCAGCGGCTTCCACGCCCGCTCCCTCGCCGACGAGCTGCGGAAGATCCAGCGCGCGCTGAACGTGGCCGCCGCGGACATCGAGGACGGCCAGGAGCTACACGCCCACACCAAGATCTGGCTGCCCCTCAACAGCAAGGTCAACAAGGGCCACTTCACCGGCGACGCCGGGCGGTTCATCGAGGGCGCCGTGAAGCCGGAGCCCATCGTGTTCCCCGCGGTCTCCCCCGAGGTGTACCGTTGGTTCGATCGGCTGCTGGAGCTGGCCTACCAGATGAGCGGCGTAGCCGTCGCCGCAGCCCGGAGCGAGAAGCCCGCGGGCACCACGAGCGGGCGAGCCATCCGGCTGACCGCTGACCTGCAGAGCAAGCGCTTCCTCGACTTCGCCCGCGCCTACGAGCAGTTCTACATCGACGTCTCACGTGAAATCGTGCGGCTCATGGAGCGCCTGTCCGAGGAGGACTCCTCCTACGACGTGGCCTACCAGGGCAAGGGCCACGCCGAGCGCATCGCCTGGAACGATGTCCGGATCGATGAGTCTTCGTACATCCTCCAGACCTGGCCGACGAACCTCTTGCCCAGCACCCCCCAGGGCAAGCTCGACAGCGTCGTCGACCTCGTCTCGACGGGCTTCACCGAGCGGCTGGGCATCCCCGCCGAGCAGATCCTCAAGCTCCTCGACTTCCCCGACATCGAGGCCGCCTTCGGGCTGGTGACGGCGTCGTGGGATCGCGTCGAGCAGATCCTCGAGATCATGCTGGACGAGGGCAAGTACCTGCCACCGGAGCCCTTCTACAACCTCTCCTTGTGCCTCGGCGCCGCGGTCCGCCACTACCAGCAGTGGCAGATCTGGGGCGTCCCCGAGGAGCGTATGGAACTTCTGCGGCAGTGGATCGGCGACTGCAAGGCGCTGCTCCTGGCCGCCAACCCCCCAGCGCCCCCGCCAGGAGCAG